GATTCCATCTGGTATATCGCGCCCCCTCTGAGCCTTCGTTCTGTTGCGGATTATGGCGGCGATATATTGTTCCTTAGCCGCCGGGGCCTAGTGCCGCTGTCCTCGCTGGTGACAAATAGCATCACGGAAATTCTGTATTCCAATACGCTAACCCGGCGTATCTCTCGCACCCTGATTAAGCTGGCCGCGCAGAGCGCACCCTATCCTATAGAAATAGCGGTTCACCCTGACTCTGCATGGGTGGTAATATCCCTTTTTGATACAAAGGCTCCTACCGAATTCGGTAGCTTCGGTATGCCGGTTCAACTGGTCATGAATTTCTTGACCGGCGCATGGGGCAAGTTTGATTATCCATGCCGGACTACCCGTACCGTTGACCGCAATATTTTTCTCGGCGCAGATGGAAAGGTATTTGTTGTTACTCCTGATGCCTATAAAGATAATGTTCTGCTTGACGGCTCTGGCGGCGACCCGATTGAGGCATATGCGTTCAGCGCGTATAGCTATCTTGAGAACCCAACGGCCAACAAACATGCCAAGCTGATTCGCCCGGTATTCCATACAGAAGTGAAGCCCTCGTTCCGTATGCGCGTCTTACCCGACTTCCGACTTGACCCGTACCTCACTACTCCATCCCCCGGTGTAGCCGCTGGCAATGCCAAATGGGATATCGCAGAGTGGGACTTGGCTAACTGGGGCGGCTACGAGAACGTCTATCGCCCGTGGGTTTCAGCTAACGTACTGGGCTACGCATTTGCATGGCAGTTGCGCGTGTCCACTTCCTCATCCTTTGGAGTGGCAGCTTTGGAATGGGTGCATGAAGCGGGAGGCTTGGTATGAGCCGCTGGATTAACAGTGACCCGAATAACCTTGCGACCCTTGCAAGTATCATGGATATCGTGCCTACGGAAAAGGCCGTATGCCTGCTGGAGTGCGAGGGAACCGAGGTCATTTGCGGAGCCTTGTTTGACGGCTTCAACGGAGCTTCAATTCACGGGCATATCTGGATAGAGGAAGGCAGGGTTCCGTCGCGCTTATTCTGGTTCGCTATTTATGACTATCCTTTCCGCCAGTGTGGTGTGGATAACCTGATTGGTACGGTTGTATCCTTCAATGAGAAGGCACAGAAGTTGGTAGAACACTTGGGCTTTCGGCTCAACTCGGTTGTTCCGAAATACTACCCGAATGGCGCAGATATGATGCTGTATGTCTGCACAGTAGAAACCGCTGGCCGGTGGGAGAAGATTCGACCGGCAGGCGTCATGGTCAAGGAGAATTAAGATGGGTGGCCTGTTTGGGAAGAAACCTAAAGCGCCTAAAATCCCTGACTATGTTCCGCTAGTCAAGAATCAGGCCGCAGAGCAGCAGCAATTTTTGCAGAAGCAGACCGAGGCTAATCGCCCCGATCAAATGACTGCGTTTGGCTCGCTCAAATGGTCGCAAGACCCGGCTACTGGCCGCTGGACACAGACCGAAGCCCTGAGTGCGCCACAGCAGGCCGCGCTTGACTCCGCGCAAGGGCTTCAAACGTCCATGTTTGACCGACTCAAGGGGCAGGCGGCGTGGGATGGTGGCCCTGCCATGCCTACCTATGATGAACTGTCCGGCGAAAAGCACGGTCAGCGGTTGGCCGAATCGCTTATGGCACGGGTACGGCCACAGCAGGCCGCACAGCAATCGCAGATGCAGACCAAGCTACGCCTGCAAGGACTACAGCCGGGTACGGCGGCGTATGACCGTGCCTATCAGAACATGCTTACTTCGCATGGTGACGTAGGCGCGCAAGCTGAACTGCAAGGCATGTTGGCAGGCGCGCAGGAATCGCGCGATATCTACAACACGCAACTGGGCGGTCAGCGGCAGGGCTATGAACAGTCCATGCAGAACTATATGCTGCCTTGGCAGCAGGCTCAGGCCGCGCAAGGTCTTGTCGGCGGTGTCAAGACCCCCGGTTTCCAAGGCTTCAACACAGCCGGAGAGGCACAGGCGGCAGACGTTACCGGGGCCACTCAGCAGGGCTTCGCGCAGAAGGCACAGCTATACAATCAGCAGATGCAGTCGCGCGATGCCAAGATGAACTCTATGGCTTCTCTCGGTGGCGCTGCTATCAAGGCATCTGATATTGCACTCAAACAGGATATCGAACAGATCGCAGATGAAGCCGCATACAATACCATGCTTTCCCTTATCCCGATTAGCTGGAAGTGGAAGGACACCAAACTGCCGGATGCTGGTATCTCCGCGCAGCAGGTATTTGACCTCGTTCCTGAGCTTGTATCCAAATCGGCAGATGGATTCTTGCAGGTCAACTACACCGGCTTGTTCGGCATACTGCTAGGTGCCTTCCGGCACATGGCTAAACAGGAGAGGGAACATGGCGTTCTATGACCAAGGTGGAATGGGCGAGCAGCCGATGGGCGGTGGGGGTGGCGCGGCTCGCAAGCCCCGCAAGGGTGGCTCGGCTGCGGCTGTGCCGGGGCAAATGACCAATACGGCCATGCCCGGCACTCAGCAACTTTCGGCTGTGCCGCAAGGGATGGAACAGGGTGCAAACTTTGCTCCAATGCCGGGGCAGGATGCCTCGGCACAGGCCATGCAGGGTAGCGTTGGTGGTTATGGCGGGCCAATGGGTTCGGGTACTCCCCTACCCGGTTTGCCACCTCAGCAGGGCGGTATGACTTTCCAGCCGGGGTTCCAGCAGACGCAAGACCCCGGTATGGCAGGCTCGTTAGGCGAGCAGCCGATGGGTACACCTTTGAACAAACCCGGTAAGCAGGGTGGCGCTGCTGCTACTCCTTCTCCCGGTGGCATTATGCCCCCCGGTAATCGCTTCGGTATGGGCGGTGGTATGGGCGGTGGTATGGGCGGTGGTATGGGCAGTCCAATTAGCCAGCGGCTCAAGGCAATGGCGCTCCGTAACCGGGGCAAGATGGGTGGCGGAATGATGGGCGGTGGAGGGTACTGAAATGGCATACAATCCTTTCATGCTGGAAGAACTGTCTCCGAGTGCTGCCGATATCAAGAAGCGGCAGCGCCTTGCAAAAGCCTTGCGGGAAGCGCAGGGTGAGTTCAAGGACGTTCGGACGGTAAAGACCCCGGAGCTACAGCGTTCTGTGCATGGCGGATTGTTTGATACCGTACCCATGTACGCGCCTAAGTCCACACTGGGCACAATCGCAGAAGTTGGCGGCGGCCTTCTCGGTGAATACTTGACTGGTAAAAAGGCCAAGAAAGCCGAGGAAGATTACGATACGGCTATGACGGAAGGCGCTATCAGGGCCAGTCAGCAGATTGGCGCTGACGGGTTGCCGGTCAGTCAGCCTGCTCAGGGTTTCATGAGTCAGGGCCGTATGGGTAAGGGGCTTGAAGCGGCTGGCTTCCCGGCCACTGGCGCTCCCCCTGCTGGCACAATGACAGGAGGGCCGGAGGCTGCTACTGCTCCTGCCCCCTTTCAGGAAAAGGGCGGCGGGTTGGCTGAGGAATTGGCTGGCGCCGACTTAGGCATTGAAGCCCTAGACGCATTGGCCTTGTATGAGGGCGACCGTGGCCGCGCTCTGGATGATAACCAGATGCGCGAATTCCTGCATACCGGGAAGGTGAAAACTCCCGACTCACCGGAAGCGCCCCCTGCTCCCCCGCGTAATCAGGATGAACTTGCCGCTTATCTCGGTATCGGCTCGGGCCAGAATCCAACGGTCATGCCGGAGCCTGCTGCACCACAGCCGGTCAAGATGAACATTGCAGGACTTTCCCCTGAGCAAAATCAGAGGCTTGGACAGGCGGTTGCGGCGCTAGAAACTCAGAACCTTCCACCGGCTGAGTTTGAGAAGAAATTCAAGGAGGCTATGGCTGCGGAAATGATGCAGGGCGCACCCCCGGAAGCGGTCGCTCAGGCACAGGCCGCTGGCACTACCTCGCTGCCAGTTCCCGGCGCGGCTGACCCTTTGGCGGGTATTCAGGCTGCGGCTCCGGCTCCACCGGCTGAACCGAGTGGAGCGGCTACCGATATCAATGCTATGCTCGGCATGGCTCCCCAAGGTGGCGGCGGTGGCGCTCCTATGGCTGGCCCCGAAGGCACAGTTCCAAATGAGCAAGCTCTACGCGCCTATCTCGGCCTGATTGGCGAGGAAGGCGCAACCGGCCTTATCGGCAAGGCTCCGCATGTATCGTCCAAGTCCATTCTTTCGGACAAGTCAATCGTCCTGCATATGTCTGATGGTTCCATGCGTCATACTGGCCGGAAAGCCATTCATGACGGCACGAATTATCGGGATGATTTGACCGGCGAGATTATCAATGTGTCTGGTGGCGTTGCTTCCAAGGTAACGGAAGGCCAGCCGGATACAACTACCGACCCGAATACGCTCCAGCCTAATCAGCCTCAGCCTCCGGCTCCCCCGGCGGCTCAGACACAGGCTCCGGCAGTCACTCCCTCGGCTCCGGCTGTCGCGGGTGGCCCTACTCCATCCATGACGGACGGCGTATCTGCCCCCATGACTGGCGGCCCTCCGGTGCCTCCGACTCCGGCTGCTACGACTGGGGCAGCGCCTATCAGAATGAGTACCGCCGCGCAAGTGGAATTTGCAAAGAAGAACGCTCAAATTACGGCAGAACTCGGGCAGGCCGAAGGGCTTGCTTGGGCCGCTGGTACAAAGGCTGCTGCGGAGGCGGAAGCCAAAGGCGATATCGAATTCCGGCAGTTTGCTCGGGATGCGTTGCCGAAGATGGATATGGGTCTGGATAGGCTGAACAAGGATATCCCGGCCCTAGTCAATCATCCCGGCCTGCCGGTGATTGTCGGCAAGGGCGTGTGGGCCAAACTGGGTAACGTCCCATTCAAGGACTTGGTGCATGATATTGGTCTATCCAATACTGCTGCCGCTGACGCTTTGGCAAGGCTGGAGCAGATGAAGGGCCAAGTGTTCTTGCCTGCCTTTGAGTATATCAAAGGTGGTGGTCAAGTTACCAATCTTGAGGGCGATAAAGCGCAGAACGCTATGGCTCGTATGAGCAGGGCGCAGACCGTTGAAGCCTTTACGGAAGGTATGAGAGACTTCCACCAAGCCTATATTGATGCTCGGCAGAAGCGTTGGGAGATTGCACAGGGCAAGTATGATTTGAGGCAGTTCCGTCCCGGCGGTGAAAAGAGCGGGGCGATTGCTCCGGTAACGAATCCACTTGATAAGCCGCCAGCGCCCCCGGTAAGTGATGCAGAATTTGAAGATGCAATGAAGCTGTTCGGAGGCTAAAATGGCTACCCGTGCGGAAGTTCAAGCGGCAATCAAAAAGGCGGCGATAGCTGCACGGGATACTAGTAACCCGGAGCGGGCCGCGCAGGCTATGGCTGCGGGCCGCGCTTTGTACGCTAGATATCAGTCCATGCCAGAGGACACGGCTCCGGCTACTGCCCCGGAGCTTGGCAAGCTAGGCCAGCCAAAGGTTCCGGTTGACGCGCAGGGCAATATCATAAACTCCGTGGGCCGTATCCCCGCCCCCGGAAAGCGGGAGTCTGCCTTGACTGGCAACCCCATTTATGATGCGCTGGCGGGCTTCGGTGAGACCTATGATTCTACATGGAGAGGTATCAAGCAGATTGCAACCGACGACCCTGCCGAAACTGCCCGCCTGAAACAAGATGAAGCCGATGCCCGTTTGACCAATACAGAATTGGACGACTCCACGGCAGGTCAAATCGGTAAGTTCTTGTGCTATGGCT